GGATGCTTTGGTACAAAGCCGCACTCTTCGCATATATCTTTTTTATGAAGGCGATGAGGCCTCTCAGAACGGTTTTTGGTGTCTCTATGACGGTTGTAGCAAACCCAGTACGGCTTACCGCTAACCTTGTTTACCCTAGACTGCTTAATCTTTACAAGGTTTTGGCAAACAGAGCAGTAGGCTATAAGAAGCTCACTATCTATCTCTGTCAGTAGGTGTTTGTCCATTTGTATATAGTAACAAAAAAACCCCTGCAATAGCAAGGGCCTTTTGTTTGTTTTGGGTTACTTCTTGCCTCTAGGCTTGTTTAGTACTTTACGTTCAGCGTTCAACTCAGAAAATTTGCCATATTTGGTTAACTTTTCTGGCTTTTTTCCTCGCGCTACTGCAGACTGATTAGCACGTTTAGCGAGTTTAGTATACTGGTTTGAACCTGGTATTTTTTCTGGGGCTCCGCCAATGGCGGCAAGTTTACTAGCGCCTTTTTTGAGGAGGCTTTCTTTTCCAGTTGCAACACCCTTTGTAAGAGCCTTTTCTGCTTTTTTAGCCGCAGGGCGGCGCATGTTTGCTGCCATTATTTCTTTCCTGTCTTCTTTTCGCGCATGTTCTCGCGACGTTCGCCAGCTTTACCCTCACGCTTTTCGTGAGCGCTGTGCTTCTTAATGCCACGAATAATCCTAGCATCAATCTTTTTGTCTTCAGCCATGGTCTTAGGCTTCTTCTTGTCGCCGTGAGCCTTGTCCTTCTTTTCGAATTCACGCTTCTCAGCTGCAGTCATGCCCTTGGTCATCTGGGCGTCCTTTTTCTTGTCCTTAGCTTCGGTATACTTACCTTTAAGGAATGCAGGAGCCTTGCTGTCTTTCATGCGCTTCTTACAAGCCGCGCACTTACCGCATTTACACATTGCCATTATTTCTTACCTACTCTACGTTTGTTTTCTTTACCCACATTTTTACCATGAGACATAGTTCTAAGGTTACTCTTAGAATCATTCTTTTTGTTGTTGTCTTTGTGGTCAACATCAACATTTTTTGGAAGTTTTCTACCAGATGACGTCTCGTAGTCTTCACGAGCTTTGTTTTTAGACTCAGTCTTCCAACCTTTAGCGGTCTTTACTTTCCATACGTAAATCTCTCGACCACCATTCTGTGCCGAACCTTTGTATGGACCAAACTTTTTTCTAGTTCCTACTTTAACGTCTGCCATTATCGGTGTCTCGCTGTCTTCTTTGCAATCTTCTTAGGCTGGGCAACAAACTGCTTACCTTTTCTGCCACCATCACCTTTCCGCTTTGCACGGTTAGTGGCGGCTTTTTCAGCTGGAGTAAGGTCTTCCCAAGCTTTCTTAGGAAGGTAGCGCCTTTTACCCTTAGACGGTTTTCCGTCTGAGGTTCCCCACTCCTCCGTAGTCCACTTATCCAGTGACCTCTGGGACTTTGCTTTAGCCATTAGTTCTTGTAGCCTCCGCCAGCCTTCTTATATTCAGAAGCAAGAAGCTGTGCCTTACGAGCCGACCACTCACCTGGGTCTCCACCCTTAGACCCAGCTTTAATCTTATTAAAAAGCTGCTTACGCAAACCAGGCTTGGTGTAGTTACCAGCTTCGTTTACTTTAGATTTAGTCTTTTTAGTAGGCATTACTTCTTCTTCTGTGGATTCTTTTTGTGCCAGTCACGGGTTGACTTAACGCCTTCCCCAACAGTTTTAGCACCAGCTTTTTTTGTAAGGTTCATCTTATCGTATTTACCTTTAGTGGTGGCGGTGTGGTCAACAATAATGTCGCCTTTTTTACCGATACCCTTATTGGACTTCTTTTTGGTAATCTTGTGGCCTACTCCATCTTTAGTTCGAATAGTAGCCATTACCATTTAACCTTGTCAGCCCAGTAAGCAGCCGAGAGCTTGCCCTTAGCAATATTCTTAGCGTGGCGAGCTTTAAAAGACTCACGACGCTTACGGTATGCCTCCGACTCTCCTTCTTTCTTTGGAGAGCCTTTGACACCTTGCTGACCAAAACGAATAGTCTTTACTACGTCGCCTTCTTTAGCAACTACTACGTGAGATTTCTTTGCACCAGGAGTAGCTTTTGGCTTATTATACCCAGAAACACCTGCACGAGCTAAGCGTGGGTCTTTGCCTTTAGCATGGGTCTTTTTGTGGTGCTTTTTGTGCTCTGTCATTATCGGCTACCTGTCTTACGCTGCAGGTTTTTCATTTTAGGAGCAACCTTAGCTACCTTACCCTTGTGCTGTGGCAACACAGTGTGCTTTGCACGACCAATTCTGTCTTTAGGGTTCTTTTCATTAGTTATAGCTTTACGAGCCATTACTTTACCTTCTTCACTTTTTTAGGAAGTTTCTTGCCTTTAGTTTTAATTTCCCATTCTCTAGCCATTTTAAGGTTATTAGCGTACATCCACGCTCTTTGTGCCTGTGACTCAAATGGCATTTTATTACCAGGTACTTAAAGCAACGCGCTTCCACGTGTTAGTGGCAACGCAAACGTACAAAAATCCTGAAGCGTAGGCTACTTGACCAGCAGTTCCAGTAGAAGTAGCCGTTGCAGGAACGGTGGCCCAAGGGCCTACTTTAGTGTCTAGATAATCTAGGGCAGTGTTTAGGGTTGCACCCCAAGCAGTCTGTCCGACAGTAGGTTTAACAAGTGGCATAATTACTCTCCGTACTTTTCTGAGCCATAGCTACCTAAGCCATAGCCAATTGTTCTAAGTTCTGATGTTGAAGGAAGAGCATAGCTTTGGAATTGTGGGTCATTCACTAGCTCTTCAGGGTTTACTTGGTTGCAATCAACTGTGACTACAGCCCAACGTTGCTCAAATGCTCCGCGAGGTAAAACACGTGTAGGAACAAACACTTCACCTCGGTATACAATTCTATCTTTAATATGTGAGTTTGAATTGTATAAAATGGTAGGCATTAACTCGTTAACATCTCCTACGTTAATGACCAAGCGAAGAGTGTCAGCAACATAAAAACCTCGTTGGTTCATTATGTTAGTTCCACGAACAAACTGGGCCATAACTACAGGAAATTTAATTGGGTCTTCCCAACGCCTTCCTGTAGAAGTGCTGCTACTTGAGACGTCGTAAATATCATCAACAACAGTGGTGTAATTTTGTAGCAGGTACTCGTCGCTCCACTTCCACCAGTCAACTTTCATACCAACAAGACCGCCAAGGTCTTCTGATATGCCTTCGTACATAGACTGGGCTTCGTAGTCTATGCTAAAGCGGCCCTCAAGTTTACCGCCGCGCATCGTTACTTGACCTTGTTTTCTACAGCTGCAAGACGGGTTGTTAGTGAAGAAATTAGCGCATCTTGGTGCTTAATTGCAGAAACAAGTGCAGAAACCATTTCGCCATAGTTAATGCCGTCGGGAACAACAACGCCGTCTACAGTTGTGTAGTTTACAAATACTTTTAGGCTATCTAGTTGGTCTACTTCTTCAGCAATCAAACCGCCGTATGTACGGGCATTTGCGTCATCAGCAACTTCACTCTTTAGACGGAAGGTCTTTGGAACAAGATTAAGAATATCGTTGTAAGGGTACTGGGCGTCTTCAATATCTTGCTTATATCGTTCAGATGAAGTTGTGCGAACAAGGTTACCTGAGTTATCAAAGGTGGCAGTTGTTGACCCACCACCAGCAAGTGCGGTTCGAGTAATTGAGCCATCTGTAGCAAAGGTACCTGTAGATGTAATTGAAGCTACAGTTCCTGGGGTAGCTGAGCCAGTGCTTCCACCTGGCCCTACGTTGTTCCACTTTTGTATGTATGTAGTTCCGCTAATTCTTCCTGAGTAAAACCATTCATTTCCGCTAGTAGTTGCCGTTCCGCTAGTTACCGATGCGGATACTGTAAATGAAGGGCTGCCACCACTTGTTACTGCTGTAACAGTTCCAGTTAGATTGTACGCAGACGAACCGCCGCTAAATCCTGCAACAGTAACTACATCATCAACTGCTGGTACGTTTACCGCGTAATCTCCAGTAAACTGTCCCGTAGTAGCAACGCTGTAAGTCACTACGCTACCTGTGCTAGAAGCACCTGTAATCTTTTGTAGTTTAAAACCTGAACGTACAGTTACTGGTGTGTCTGTAAGATTAGTTGCCAAAATGTTTTCAAAAGTATTTGCGCCTTTAAGCGGAGCTTGGTATCCCAAAGAAGTCCACGCGGTTGAGCCGTCGCCAACCTTTAGTCGACCAGTGTCTGATTCAAAACCTGCTTCACCTACAGCGAGGGTAGGGTTAGCAGATGTCCAGGCGCTTGCTGTGCCTTGACGTAGTTGGATTAGGGAATCTCTGGCCATTATGTCTCCTATAAGTCTTCTTTAATTGTAGGGCCAATCTTATTCAGATAGAGCCTGAACTTGAGCTTCTAGCTCTTCTACCTTGGTTACAAGGGCTGTTAAGATGTTGAACGCTTTCTCAATACCAGTACCATTAGCAGTGCCCTCTTCTTCCCAAGCATCAAGAATGTTTTTAATTTCTTCCAAGATAATCTCCCACTATCCCCATGAACCAATGGTGGTAACTGCTTCAGCACCAAGTTTAGTGACTTTTAAATACGAACCTGAGTTTACAACAGCAGTAAGGTTTCCTGATGTAGCACCAGTTAGGGCAATTCTTATTGTAAAGTTACCTCCAGTAGTAATTCTGGTAGTACCTTTCATAAGTGCCCTAACGTAGTTAGTTGTTCCAGTACCAATAGTAACTGTGTTAAGTGCAGGAAAGGTGGTTGTTCCAGACCTACGAACACCTGAAGTAGCTGCCGCGTTTGATAGGACAGTAGTGCTTGTAGAGTAATCGTAGTAAAGATAGGTTGCAGAGGGAGTAGCCACGCTCGCTGCAGAACCTGGTGTAATAATTGCTGTAGCAGGAGTTCCTGTTGTAGCTGTTCCATTTAATGTTAGATATAGAACCATTTCAAGGTCATATGCGGCACCGCTTTCTAAAGAAAGCCCGTTTGTTCCAAATGCGCTAATTGTTGTAGACGCTCCAGGAGAGACGGTGGTTGTACCGCTGTCTGCGTTCAACATGTACATAAATGGTAAAGCAAGGTTTGTTGCAGCACCACCTGTACCACTTGGTATATCTATATAAAAACCTCTAGCAGAGCCGCCTTGCTCAAAAAAACGTAGTCTATCCTGGTATACGTCAATTGTAACTCCACCAGTAATGGTTGTATTTGTTACGGCTTTGTTGAGGAAGATTTCTCCGCCTTCATCTCCAGAAGACGCAGTTACGCTAATCTTTCCAGGAAAAGAAACTGTACTACCAGAAGCACCAATAGCCATAGTTGTTGCTGCTCCACCAATGTTTAGAGTGGTAGCAGTTGCGTTAATTAGATTAAATGTTGTTTGGTTAGTTAAAAGGTCTCCACCATTAATACTAATGTCCCCACCAGTAGACAGCTGATTTGATGAAGGGTTGTAGATTAGGCCAGCGTCAGTACCAAGAGACTGGACGCTACCATCATTAGCGGCTACGAACACAGGGTAAAAAGAAGCGTTTGTAGACACAGAGGTAGTGTCCACAGTTACTGCTTCTGTAGCCTTAGCTACACTCAAGTTAGAAACAGTAGTGGTTGAGGTTACAGAAAGCGGGGCAGTGCCTTGCGGCACGGCAGTTAAATCAATTGGTGTTAGATTTTTTCTAGCCATTTTATCCCGTGATAACTACTCGATATGTTCCTGAAGTAACTGTTGATGCTGCATTCCATGATAGTAGAACGTCGTTAAGAGTCAGGGTAAACCCGTAATTGCTTGTAGCAGTTGAGGCGTTGTTAATGATTTCAATGTCAGGCTCTACCAAATAGTTGGTGCCTGTAGTGGAATCCACTCGGAACATTTGCACGGTAAGCTTCTGTAGAGAGCTCTCTAGAGAGTGGGTTGCAGCAGGAATTCTCCAGTAAGCAACTCCGCCAGAAGGAGTAATTGAGCTGTTAGTTGTAGAGTACACACCAATAGCTCCGAGGTTTGTACGTGCCTCGCCAGCAGTAGCGGCATTTGTTCCACCATTAGCGATTGGAACAGTGTCAATGTCAAGAGTATTACCAGTCTTGGTGAGGCCAATACCTGCGGTTACTTGGCCAAGACCAGTAAACTGCGTAAATGTAAGTGCAGTAGTTCCTACGGTGATTGTTCCGTCGTTAGTTAGTGTCCAACCACTGTCTGCTTGTGTATTTCCTTTTTCAACAAAAACTGCAAAACTAGAGGTAAGCTCAGCATCAGTGTCTGCGTCACTTGAGCGAGCGTACGAGTAGTTAGGGGCGGAATAACTTACAAGATAAATACCGTTCTGGGAACCTGTGCTCTGGTCCTTAACAAGAATTCGGTCTCCAGCTGCAACAGAAATTCCATCCAAAGTTAAAGGAGTAGAAGATGTGCTTAGGGAAACGTTAGTTGTTGTAGCCAACTGAACTGACTGCTTCCAGTCAATTCCCACAACGGCGTTATCTACATACGCCTTATTTGCGGCATCTGTACTAGAAGACGGGGTTGCTACGTTAGTAATACGTTTGCTAGCAACGTCTACGGTTCCAGTTCCATTTGGAGCTAGGTTAACGTTAGTGTTTGTACCGCCAGCGGTAAAGGTTAACGCACCAGTTCCTGTAATAGAACCAGTAGTTGTTCCTGTACCACCATTTGCTACAGCTACAGTTCCGCTGACGTTACCAGCGTTACCGCTAATGCTTACCCCAGCAAGGCTTGTAATCGTGTTACTTCCCTGGCTAAGAGAAATTTCTGTAGTTCCAATAAAGAAGGTGTCATCTTGGTTAGCAACAGTCTTAGTTGCAGATGCTCCCCGAAGCTTAAGGTGGTCTGAAGCGTACCACAAGTTACCAGCAATAGGGCTTCCAGGCGCAGAGTTAGAAATAACAACATTGATGAGCTGATTGTTGCTCAGGTTAATGTTGGTCAAGAATGTTCTAGACATGTGTACTTCCTACGATAAATAGGCGTATCCAGAATACGCCTCAGACAGTGTCACTACTACTTGTGTTGCACTTGTATATTCTACCGTACCTTCCAACACATTGCCGTTGGAATCAGTAGTAGTTACATTTGGAAAAAATGGAAGACTGTGGTTAATAGTCCACGTTGTGGCTTGAGAGTTTTGTGTAAATTTTAAATACGTAATACCTGATGTATTTTTCCAATAACCAAGAGTTGAGTCATACGTAATTACATCACCATTAGCTGGGCTAGTAATACTTACGTTGTGTAGTTCGTCCAGTTCCCATCCATTGGATATGTGCACAAACACTTCGCCATTAGTACTTTTTTTAGTTACGACACCCATGTACACAATATGGTTCGGTGCCTGTGGTTTATTAGCAAGACCAAAAACAACGCCACCAGGAGTAGTAGGAGATAGCCAAACAGGCTCACCAGCGTCTGTTCCTGACGTGTCTACCCCGTCTACAATACCGCTATTTACAACATACCCAGTCGCATTGTCTGCAATATTGTTTTCTACAAAGCCTAGTGTTTGAGCTGAAAGTTGGTCGTTAGTTGCTTGGGCTTTATCAACTAGGATGTTTGTACCGTTAGACCCAGACGTGTACACAACTGTACCTTTAGTTAAAGTTGCACCTGTAGTGTTGCGCACTAGATGCTTTAGCTGAGTAGCAGAAGACGACGCACCTGTAGCATCCGCCCAAGCGACATCGTAATTTGTAGAGGAAAGCTTAGTAAGTACTTGACCAGAAGTTCCTCCAGCAGGAAGTCCAGTTGCTCCTTGGTATGCTAAGGATTCCCAAACCGTAACGCCGTCACCAATTTTAAACTTATTAGTGTCTGTTTCTACACCAAATTCGCCAGACGCAAGTATTGGGTTTACGGCAGTCCAGGTGGCCGCAATGTCTCTGCGGTTTTGTATCAAAGTTTTTCTTGGCATACTTTAATCCTAGTGGGTGTTGCTAATTAAACTACAACTGTACCTGAGCGAATTGTAAAGAAGTTTCCTCCCTTAAGCTCAATTACCTCACCAGTATCTAGGTTTACTGTTCTTAGTGACCAGTACGTGCGCTCTGCTAGCAAGCGAGTTTGGTCTTTTGTAAGGGAAAGGGTAAACGTGTAATCTCTTGAGAATGAACGGTCCGCAGTTCCATTTTGGTCTGTAAGGGCAACGGCAGTAGTTTCTACACCTGTAACTGTAAAGCTATTTGTACTAACAGTTGCAATTGTGTAAAGACCATTAATGTCTTCATTAATATTAGAAATGTACACAGATTGTCCAACAAGGTATCCGTGGGTTGCGCTTGTAAATGTAATTGTAGCGCTTCCAGAAGTTCTAGTTACAGCTGTAATTGCCTTTACTCCAGTAGTATCAACTGAAAGAGCAAACTCTTGTACACCAAGTACTGAACCACGTTGTGGAAGAAGTTTTGCCTCAAACGCGTAGCCAGCCCAGTTGCCAGTGTAGTCCAATGAAGTACTAAAGGAACGACCCTGGTAAGCGGTAAGCTCTACGTCTGTTGTAGGCCACTCTGGTGGGGTATCTCCGTAGATTGGTTCTGGAACATCTACGCGGTCTGGGTATGAACGGTCGTCCACTTCTTGTGGGCGATAAATTGGGACGTAGCGACCAGTAGCTTTAGAAATACGGCGCAATGAAAATACGTCAATGCTGTATAGACCAATTCCTAAATGAACACAGAGTTCACGGTACTGGTTCTGTCTAGCTTGAACCATGTCCATAAGTTGACGATAGCGTTCCGCACGTGGAATAGTAACACCATCTGGAGCCTGAATGTCGATGTCAAAAGCTGCGTCTGTGGCTAGTGCGTACAGTGCCAAAGTTGTGGCGTAAACGGCTACAGGGTACTCATCAATAGTAGGAAGATTAGCAACAGTAAGCTTTCTTCCTGTAGAGTCTGTGTGTTTAGCAGTGTGTTGTCCAAGAGCGTTGTTGACTAACTCAGTCATTTCCGCGCCAGTAAAGTATCTAAAATAAGTTCCAGATACCGTGATAATGTCTCCATCAGCAGGGAGTGCATCCAGCACAAGAACGCCAGTTGATTCTTCAATAGAAGAAGCCGTAGTAATGTCGGTGCTGTTTTTTAAAACAGTAACTGTAGTTGCATCTACAGGATGGTACTCAATCTTAAAGCGCTTCGTAGTACCGTCAGCGATAATCTGGGTAACGAAGGACTTGCCCAAGTCACCAAGTTCGACACGAACTTTATTTACAAGGCTGTCAGTAGTTGCCAAGGATTCCTCCGAAAAGTCTATAAGTTTATAATCTCGCGTTTTAAGCCAAAATACAGCCCAAACATAAAAGTCCGCCCTGCTGGTGAGGAGGGCAAGACCAGCAGGGCGGACAAGTTATATGGAGATTAAACGGTGTAGGTGTAACCTAGACTCGATAGATAATCTGCCAAATCACGAGGCACAGAGTACTTAACTCCCTGCTTGAAAGTGTAGTTTTGTGGAGCACCATTAACTACGCCGTAAGTCATATCCTCAATGTCTGAGACAGTGCGAATAATTACCTTGTCGTTGTTAACTGCCACGCCAACTTCTTCAATCTCATCAATCAAGATTGGCTTGTCGGGTTGCTTTGGGTCGAACACGTCACGCTCAAGACTCTCTGCTTCTGCCTGACGGATTAGCGAGATTTCTTCTCTACGAGCGGCTAGTTCTGCTGCGTTACGCTTTGCGGCCTCTTCGGCTGCGCGTCCTGTTGCGTCTTGAGGACTTGTTGGTTTATTTGCCACGATGTTTTCTTCCTATTAGGTTTATTTATTTGTTTGTGTTGGGGGAGCCTCCGAAGAGGCCCCCCCTCGACAGTTTGGCTATTAGTTGGTGTAAACCTTGTTGATAGCCTGGTCGGTGATAATACCGAGACCCCAGATGGCGTACCATGCTAGTGCGTGCTCACGACCGAAGTCTAGAACACCACCATCACGGAGCTCAACTGGAAGCGAGATTGCGTGACCAAATGCGTTGTCACCAATCATGATTGACTCGTAAACAGTTGCCGAGTTACCAGTAGCTGAAGTCAAGTAACCCTTTTCAGCAGTAAAGTCTGCCGATACTGGGTTACCACCCGCACCTGGGTTGGTGTTAGGCAGTACTGGAACCACGGTCTGGCTGGAAGGAACGCCAACCAGCGACGAAGTGGTGTACGAACCCGAAGCAGCAAGCTGCTTTACCTGGGTGGTCTCGATGAAGACGACGTCGTATAGACGACCGATTTCACCAAGCATGAAGTTACCTGGAGCAGCGTACTTGGTTACTTCGATGAACTCTGGGTTCGAGCGAAGGTCACGAGACTGCTTAGGGTGGATGAACTGCACGTAGGTCTCACCAATGCGTGGGATGTTCTTCGAAGCAAGAACAAGCGCCGAGTCCTTGATAGCACCAGTGGTAAGCTTGTGGTTACCATCTAGCGACGAAATAGCGGTACCAACGGTACCCTCGTCATAGTTGGTGAAGGCACCACCAGAGATACCCGAGCGGTCGTAACCGAAGGATGCCGATGTGGCAGCCGACAGGGTGTTACGTGCCTGGATGTCAAGGTACTGAGCCATGTGACGACCAAGTAGACGCGAAGCCGAAGCCATGATGTCGTCGAACGAGGCGTTGAGTAGCAGTTCAGAAACTGCAACTGCGTAGCCGTGCTCTGCAACGGTGATGGCAATCTGCTCTGCGGTCAGAGCGTTGGTGGTCATACGGACACCTTCAGTTAGTGGAGTTGGGTCCACGCTGAAGTTCTTGTAACGAAGGAAGTTCACACGAAGACCTGGTGCAACACCAAGTTCGGTCTTCTTTACTGCGAACTGTTCAAAGCGAAGAATAGGCATCGCCTGGAACAGAATTTCCTTCGACCAAATGGTCTGAATAGCCTGCGAAAGCTGGCTGTTCGAACCTGAGTAAGCGGTAGGCGCAGAAGCGAGCTGCGACGAACCTGTAATAGCTGAAGCCATTATATTTTCCTTTACGGTCGGTTAGGTTAGGGTGTTAATTACCGAACAATCCCTGTCCACGGGTGTTGCTTGTTCCAAGAAGCTTGGAACGATTCTTCGCATAGTCTGCCATTGACATCTTAGAGAGGTCATCTGCTGAGTACATACGTGAGTCCGAGTCGTTGTCGAGGGGTCCAGAGGCAGGAACCGTTACACGGGTTCCCACCATTTCCTTGCGAGTCTGCTGCGATGCTGCTGCAACCGAATCGAAGATTTTAGAGCTGCGTTCCTTAAGGCCTGCAATGCTCTGTTCAATTTCATCACGAGAATCACCAGAAATCAGGTCAATTAGTTCTGGAATGATGTTTTCTCGTTCCTGCTCTAGTCGCTGCTGGCGATACTGCTGCAGCTCCTGGAACTGGCGTTCACGTTCGAGAAGAGCGAAAGCCTTTTCACGCTCAAGACGTTCTGCCTCAAGCTGAGACTGCCACTCCTGCTCTTTTTTAGTAAGAAGGTCGCGAAGCTCAAGAGCCTGCTCTTCTTCTGCCTTCTTCTGCTTAGCTAGTTCTGCATCACGCTGGGCACGCTGTGCCTTACGCTCTGCTTCTTTAGCTTCACGCTCTTCCTTGTCTCGTTTGAGCAAAGAGAGCTCTTCCTGAAGTTTTTCCATCTGTGGGTACAGCTTTGCCTTTTCCTGTGCACGAGCTTTCTGAATTGCGTCAGCAACCTCGTTAGTATTTGGCAATAGTGTTTCCTCAGCGAAAGTGACTTCTGGGGCGGTAACTGCAGTGTCTGCAACTACATTTTCATTGTTTTCCGTAGACATAGTCTAACCTCTTTTCGTTCTCTTGGTCGTTTTCCGTATTAGTGCCACATGACCTTGTCAGTGTTTATAAGATAAGTAAACCGTATAATCAGCTAACTTATCTGCGTAAACTAATTAAAGTTTACTAATCCTTATCAACTGCGCTCTTTTTTGGAATGTTAGCTCCATAAGCTTGGCTGACAAGATTTGTTCTAATCTGCTGCTCGGCGTTCATGTTTTCCATGAGTGCTTCTTCGCCGCCAGTAGATGGGTTCTCTGGGTCAGTAGGACCAACTTGACCGTCGCCTAGAGCATCTCCATCACCCATCATCATAGGCTCCATTGGAGTTCCAGTACCGTCAGGACCAGGCATAAAGCCAGTCATGTCCATAATCTGCTTTTGAACCTGAATCTTTAGTAGTGTGAGAGCTCCTTCAGACTGAGCTTCATCCATAAGCTCACTTCTGATTTCTTGTAGCTTCTCTTCTGGGAACTCTTCGCCAAGTGCGCGTAGCGCGCCTTCCTTGGACTCAAGTCCCATTGAAATCTTCTGAGCCAACTCGTTGAGAAGAACAATCTTGTCTAGAGGTAGCGGAGGTGGGAAGTGCGCGTAGCTAACGTAAGTTAGTGGGCTGTTAGGGTCAAGACGCTCTAGTTGACCTTCTTTTAGAGGACCATCAGTTTCTGGATTCCAGAGCATTGTTTGAGGCTCTTTAATAGCAAGAGTCAAAATAATTAGTTCATTAATTCTTTCAAAGCCCTTGCCGTACTGAGCTGCTTTTTGTGAGTAGCGGTTCATCAAAGGCTGGAACTGAATCGAGAGTGCAACACCAGAGGTGTTAGAGATTGGCTGAACTTGACCCAGAGCGGTTTCTGGCACATTCATCATTTCGTGCATCGAACGCTTTAGAGTCTCCAGGTACTGAAGAGCGCCCTGAATACCAGACGCACCACCTTCAAGGTTGAATACCTGTGAGTCTTTTGGAAGACCACCCCAGACCTTTTTTGCGCCCTTCTCAAGGTTCGAAGCCTTAGCACCAACGATAACTGTCACAGGGGCAGCGTGGTAGTTGATGATGTCAGCGATGTCTGTGGAAATTTCATTGTACGCACGGTTAATCGTGATGATGTCGTGTGCGTCAGCTAGGCCCCATGGCGAACCAGAAACTGGGATGTTTGGGATATGGACAACTGGAATTTGTCCTACTGGATTTGGTCGGCTGTCGATAAGCTCATCGTTAATATACTCTTCGATGATGTCATCGGTAAGAATTTCAGTATAAGTAAATACCTGACGAGTACCTTCTAGTGAGGTTCCCCAGAAACGGTACTTCTGCTTAAATCTAAGTAGACGGCTACGGTCGTGTGGGTGGAACTCAGGGAAAGCAAAAGCAGGGTTCAAAGGAAGAACACGAACGCGACCTGGGTGCTGACGGCCAATAGCGTCATCCCACGGTTCTTCATAGGCAACTTTAACGAAAGCGTCGCCAGTAATTCCACCAGTTTGACCAATTTCAAATAGGACTCTTTGCTTATCGTTGTCTAGAGACCAAACGCGCTCAAGACGGTCTGGAACAATTGCCTCAGTAGCTTTTGGTGAGCGGAAATGAACTCCTTGCCCAAAAGTAAAGCGAGAAAGATAATCTACAAATGCTCGATAGTAGTTTACCGCAATTTGCATTTCGCCCTGTTCGCGGCGGTAACCCCAGTGATGGCCAAGGTACATGGCCCAGTTTAGCGAGTAACGGTTTAGGCGAGGACCGTGGACCTCAAACTCTTCATCAGCAAGCTCAACAAGACCCAACGGTGAGATAGAAATTGTTAGGTCAGAAGAAGCCGCCCTATAGCTAGGGGGTGAAAAGTCAACAAACGACATTACTTCTTAGCCTTCTTCTTGTTACGGTCACGAGAGTCCTCGTGCTTTTCACGCGCTTCTCGACGGCGTTCAATAATCTTTCGCATAATATCCTTGCGCTCAGCAATCTTCTCGCTGTCTTCAAACTTACCACCAAGCTCAAGATAGCGCTGGTGAACCCAGTGCGAAGCACCTGGGGAAGGATAAATGCGGTATTTAGCTTTAGCTTGGAAAACAACCATAGCATAAAGCTTTTCATTAACAGGAACGTCTGCCACTTATACTCCTCAATACTGTAGCACCTATCCCTACTGTATTACAAAAAGTAGGGATAGGTTGCTAAACAGTAATTAGTCGTTTACGACTGTTGGGTTTAGACGCTGAGTGCGACCGCCAGTAACAACCTTGGTCTCAACAACTTGCTCGGCGTTCTGTGAGAACGAGCCGTGAGCAAATTCGCCAAGGAATGTTGGGGCCTCAATCCAGGAAGCCGAACCTACGTGTGCACGCTCAGACAGAGTCTCAGCTGCTGGCTTCTGCCAGACAGGTGCATTGCGGTTTGGACGACCAGGGGCAGCAGCAAAGCCGCTCATGATGCCCTTCTGAAAATCGTTAGGAACGTCAGTGTCAGTAGCAAGACCTTCTTCGAAACGTAGTGGGCCGCGACGCTCGTCGTTGCCAGACATCTTCATTTCGTAGATTTGTGGTGCGCGCTCTGGGAATGCAGGTGTAGGACCGATACCCATGGGAACTCCTTAAATGTTTGAATGGAAAACTGCAGTATTTCCAATAGCAAGTTTCTCCTTTTTTCGTTAACTTTTCATAGTTAACTCAAATTATTTAGAAAAACGGGCTAGAAGAGACATCTACTTCAGGCATAACCAACGACTGGGTTAGAGAACATGCGATAGACAATGAGTCAACGAAGTCGTCGTGCGCATGAGCTTCTTTAGGTGCAGCAACAGTAAAGTTTGGTCCTTTAAACTGAACTTCAGCGTCAGTCATCTGCTGATAAAAACGTTTCCAGGTACGAAGTCGTCTAGTTTTAGCATGGGCTGGGAATGACAAAGCTTGTCTTTGAATTAACGCCTGCAAATGCTTGTATCGTTTTGACTGCTCAGACGGGGAGGAAGTAATGGCTACTACTTCAGCTCTTCCCATAAGTACTTTAAGACGTTGAGCCACTGCGTCACCAACACCGTTGGCGTCTACTCCGATAGCAAGTACATCGTAGTTGCTTAGGAAGTTGACTATTTGGAAGTATTGTTCTTCCCAGTCGTCTCCTTGTAACTCCAGCCAGTTGAGAACACGGTGGTCGAAATAGCCAAACTCATCAGGTCTATCCCAGTCGACCCAGACCACAGTGACAACTGTTGAGTCCATTTTACGAGCGGGGTCGATACCAACAACGACTGGAGTTTTGTGCCAGACTTTGACGAGTTCTTGAGACGTGTCACCAAGGCTATCCATAGTGGAAGTTGTGACAAACATGCCTCGCTCAAGAAGCCATTTACAGTTGTACGACATTTGGAATTCGTCTGAGTCTTCGCCAATTCGCAGCATCTCCTTCTTGATAAATGACTTGTAGTTATCATTGTACTTTGCTACGTCTTTCCAGTCCCACTGGAAATGATTCTGCTTTTTTCCACGCTCAGTTTGAGTTCGTTTGTTTAGTTGAATAGCTCTGTAGAAGTTGTTCTTGGAAGTTGTAGGGGTTCCAGTTTTAACCATGATGCCAGCGTAATACGCGAGCATAGGAGCAATAGACTTAGACACCACAAAGTCGTCGGCTTCTTGACACTCATCGATAACAATGAGGTGGAACGACTTAGACTCAATCTTGGCACGAGGGTTAGCTGTCATCATAGTAATGCTGCTGCCAGAGTTCTTAAGTCTAACCATTCGAGTAACTCCACCAATGCGAGCTGCGGTGTCGTCAATTTCTGGGTCATTAAGAATTTCTTGAGCAATTTCACTAGTAAGGCGAGTTACAGTTCGGCCAAACAACGTTTCTACCTGACCTTCAGTAGGAGCAAAAAGCCCTACCCAAATTCCGTCCTTGTACTTGCCTAGTAGGTCTGGGTAAATCTTGGCAAGCTTTGGAAGGAGAATCATTAACGTAGCTACTGTGTTAGCAATAGTTTCTGATTTACCTGACTGACGTGAAGCAAGAGCTGTAATTTCATCACCTTTACCAATAATTACAGACTCAATAATTCGTCTAGCTAAAGGTTTTTGGTAGGGGTGCAGGTCGTGACCAACAAGGACTTGCATAAACTGCATAACTTTATCAATAAGTTTTGAAACAAACTCAGCAGATAACTCGTCCTCTTCCTCATCCTCTTCTTGTTGAGCTTCTTCCTCTAAATCCTCCAAAAACATTTCTGGAGTAATTTCTTGAAACTGCTCCTCTTCGTCATCTTCGTAGTCGTCTTCAACTTCATAGTTCATTTTTGAACCTCTTAAGTAATTCGTCAGTAATGGCCACAAGCGCTTCTGCGCCCATTTTAGCTTCTAGCAAAGACTCTTCGTTACGGTTGCGCTGATGATGCGTAATCTCTTTGCCAATAACAAATAAAGCGTTTTCTACCCACATAATTAAATCAGGAGTAGATATATTCGCTACCCTCTTCTGAATCGAGGTCTGGTGCTGGAGTCCAGCCTTTTTCTTTTTGAAAATCATCATCGGTTAGTATTCGTCCTTGTATCGCGTTATTGAGAGCTGATTCTTCATCAGGTTGTTTACCTGTCCACTTACCAAAGACTATCGCTTTATGTAAAGGAAGTCTAACTATAAGAGGTGTGGATGTTCTAAACGGATACTCAATCTCTTGAGTCCATCCACGAACTGCCAGTTTCCAACCCCATTTTACAGGGAAGTCAATAAACTGTACAAATCGTTCTTTTCCAATGTTGTGTACCTTGGGCATGTAGTCCTATTTGGTTGGGTTTTTTCCGTAACCTTTACGGCGTAGTGCTGCTTTTCTAGACGTTACACCAGTAAAGCTAGCTCTGAAAGTCTTTCCACTTTCTCTGTAGTCTGGTGCATACATCTTAACACTAACTTTACGTTCATCGCCAGACTTTGTTTTACTTGGATTTTTAAAGCGCACCTGAGCGGTTCTAGCTAGGTTGTAGATATTCTGCCTTATCTTAGCAGGAGCTTGACTAATGTCTGCTGGTCCTTGCGGCTTACCAATAAACAACCCATCTACTTGTTGCTTGCCATTTGGAAACCCTCGGTTCAACCACGGAGAGCCTTTTGAAATAGAAGCACTAAAGTTTTGCCATTCACCAGGAGTAACATCGTAGTAATTATACAGAGTTCCATCACGGAACAAGACAGTCATTTTTCCTAGTGGTTGTTCCATCTTTTTTGCTCCAACGTACTGCTGGTAACCTGCCGCTACTGTGCGAGGTCTAGCAGAGTTGGTAGATGAAGTTGGCTTATCAGTTAGAGCTGCAGGCCCAGTGTTAGTGCTGCCCTCTAGGTACTCTGCGTACTCTTCTTCAGAGTCAAACTCAGCAGCGTCAAAGTTTTTAATAGAAAAACCATAGTCGTCTTCAGTTTGGGGGTTGTACTCCCCGTAACTTGGTGCACGTTGAATATCGGCAGTTTGTCTTAGGGTAGCTCGGAACTTAGCTTCTTCATAAGGGTCAAAACCTCTAGCTGGCATTTCATCTCCATAATATAAAAAGACCGTGCTACCAGTTTATAGGCAGCACGGTCTTTTAGGGCGTTAATTAGCTAGCAGCAGCGTACGCAACGATGGTAATTGCAGCACCAACAGCAATGCTGTCAGCACCAGCGGCAACCGACTGGGTCTTGATGGTTCCAGCAACACCAGTAAGCGATGCAGCAGGGGTAATCGAGCCAGAGTCAGCAACCACAAAGCCAGTACCTGCAACGGTAATGTATGTGCTTGTAGCAGCAGTTACAGTCCAAGTACCAACAACCTCAGTTGGGATACCAGTTCCCGAACCGATGGTCACCTTAGTACCAACTGGGTAAGCGGTGCTTGCCGACGAAGTGTAGACGTTAGCTGCAGTAGTAGCAGTTACGTTAACACGAGTAATCGACTTAGCGGCGTTAGTAGCAGCAGTACCAGCAGTAACAACAAGACCTGCGTCCTCAAGGATGTCAGTAGCGTTAGCAGTGGTCTGACCAATTACGCTAGGAACTACAATGTAACCAGCACCCTCAAGACCCGCCGAGTTAGGGGTGTAAAGTGGGTAGCCGTTCCAGCCTTCGTAAGCGATGCTGTGGTTGTCAAGAGTAGCGTCGAGTAGACCGCCGCCATTCTCTTCACGTTCGTCGTTTGGCTGTAGTGGGAAGTTTCCCCATACAAAGTCAACAGCGACGTTTCCTGATGAGTCAATCAGGTTTCCGTTTTCATTTGTTGCCATAATTATTCTTCACTTTCGCAATCATGATTGGTTAATTCATCCTCGTAGAGGACTTCGCCGCAGTACCGACAACGGTACATGCGAACATCGTCTAATGCTTCATGTAAGGAGTCGGAGTGCATAGATTCGTCATACGCCCTAGGATTTTGCGCAAAAATCTCAGGCGGAAACGGTCCACGAGGACTTGTGTAACCGCTAGGAACAGGGTGTCCCTGAACGGCAAACTTACGAATTAGTGGCATCTGTTTCCACGGATGCTACTGTTTTCTTTTTTGTAGTAGGAGTTACTACGGGTTCGGCTACTTCTGGAGAATCCAACAGGTGTGGGTTCTTTGCTAGAAAGCCTGGAACGTGGTATTGACAATAATTGATTCCAAAGTTGTCAGTAACCTTGTACACGTACAATGCATCGTTTACACATACAGCGCAAGTAGCCATAATTTACTCCTTAAGTACATAACCAGATTGCCTTATTTTTTTAGTTTTGTAAGACTAATTAAAAACTATTTTGCTTTTGGAGCTCTTGGAGCTCGAGTAGTCTTTGCAGCAGGTTTAGCGACAGCAGGCTTATCAGCGTCTTTAGCTCTAGGCGTAGGAGATGGTTTAGGTGCAGAAGTTTTAGTTCTTGCGCTTCTTGTGGGAACCTGCGCATTTTTAGGCTGTCGGTATACCGCTACAGCACGAGCAGCTGCCCTACCTTCAATTTGAGCATTTGCAATTTCAGTTGAGGTAAGATTTGCAAGATGCTTTGTTTGAGGTATTCGGCCGTCCGCCTCTGCAAACTTAACGTGGTCGTAGGAAGTCTTTTTAGAAGCAGCAATCTTTGCTTTTGCAGACGCTTTCTCCCTAGCCTCTTTAGCAGTTGCAAGGTCGGCAGCTTTAGTTTTTGCTTTCTTTTCAGAAGCAGCTTTGTTTATTGCTTTCTCAACTTTTTTAGCTTTTTCTTTGTAGGCGGCATCTTGTGCGCCTGAAAGTTTGGATAGTGCGTTAAGAATAGGTCTTTCAGAACCAATAGGTCTAATTCTGTTTTCATCAAACGTGGGGTCGATTACGTAATCACTCATCGAAGCTTTTCCTCAATTTCCTCAAACCGCTTGTTTCCTTCATCAAGTCTCTCAAGGATTCGTTTTTGTGTCTGCTCTATCCTTTTAACAGAGTCTTTCATGGTAGAGCCGCCATTGTGCTTAAGCTCACCATCAATATTGTTAAGCCGCTCCATAACACCAGGAACGCGGTCTCTACCTGGAGAAGCTTCTTCACCAAACCAGTCAAGAACAAACATGTTCAAGGAGTCTAGGAGATTCTTAGTTTTTTTAACTATAGGATTAACTATTTTGTATATAACTCCTACAGCACCCCCAATAGAAATAATAGCTGCAGACCACATTAAAATATCTTGAGTAATCATTTAGGTGGTGTCCCTACTATTCTTCCTCCGCCAAATCCCTCACTGTTTTGGCGTCCTGCTCTTGCCCAAGTATAAATACTTGGTTTTTCATTTGATTTAGGGAATTTTGCGCGTGCAACACCTGCCACCATGGCTTTCTTTCGTCCACCATTATTTGGTGACAGGTGTTTACGCTTTTGCATTACTTTGTTTCAGTAAGCTCTTCGTCGTCGTCGTCTAGGTCGTCTTCATCGTCGTCTAGGTCGTCAATGTCGCCAAAGTCGTCTAGCTGAGCTGTGTCCTTGGCTGAAGTACCAAGTGCTTCCTTAATATCCTCATTGTTTCCAGCTTGTTTTGCAACAGCGGCACGGAAACCCTTCTCGATATCTTCATCAGAAATCATGGCGTCCCAAGCAAGTTGGACACCAAAGAAGATGATGATTGATGAGAATACTGTTGCAACACCAATGAAACCACCAGCAACCCATCCAACAGATGGACCACCAACGGCGGCACCTGGGATGAATGCAAACATGACTACACCGATAGAGCGGATAAGTACGTTCTTTAGTTTATTCAGCATTCTTTACTTCTTTCTTAACTGCAGGAGCAGCGGCTACAGGAGCAGCTGGGGCTGCCGCAGCAGCTTTTGCTTTTTCCTTGGCGCGAGCTTTAGCCGCAGCTTTCTGCTCTACCATCTTCTTCTTAATGAATGCGTCCGCGTCGTAGACCTTACCAGAAAATACTGCGTTCTTGTCAGTACCTAGTGTGAAGTGCAAGTGCACACCACTGCTGTATTTACCAGTTGTTCCAGCTCCACCAACTACGTCGCCACCCTTAACTTGGGTGCCAACTTTTAGTGGGCTCTGCTTGTTGAGGTGGCAGTATCCGAAGAACTTTCCACCAACTTTGAGAACTACTACCCAACCAATGGCGTCACTCCACTGATTGATTACAATTTCTCCATTGTTTACTGCATAAAGTTTTGTTCCAGCTTTAAAGCCATTGTAGTCGGTGCCGCGGTGACCGCGTGGGTGCCACTCGTCTACTACTCCAAATTTTGGACCGTAATTGAATTTTCCCTGCAAGGGCATTTGCCAAGCCATGTTCTATTCCTTTCGGTTCTTATTTATTATCTGTTATTCTTTTGGGTTACGCAGTCTGAACGTTGCCGCCCAAACTACAAGTGAGCCAATAATGCACCAGCCCACAATTTCTTTAGCAGAGCCTTCTAGAACTACCCAAGCAACAAACATGCCTAGGAGGGTCCAAAGCTGGCCTACAATATCGTTAAAAAAATCTTTCATTAGTTTATCTTTCTGATAGATGCTGCACTTACTGTGGTGGTAGTCGTAACTGCACTAACCGCAGCGCCAACTGCGACAATCGCTGAAACAACTACCTTTTTTGATTCTTCACGTACTTTTGGAGACATATCTGCACCAACGTTTCCTACGAAGTTAATTGCGTCAACTACTCCAGAGGCAACGGCACCAAGTACAGGGACTGCTGCCAAAGCTTCATCAATAACAATGTCATCGGCCTCGGCAGCTACCCACAGCTGCTCAAGAGCTTGCTCATACTCTGGAGAGCCTTGTTCTGCTGTAGCTAGGGTTTCAATAGCTGCTTCCTTTAGTTCAGCAACTTGTTCGGTAGTCAAAGTTGTTGGGTCAATTGTTGTAGGGTCTACTTCAGTAACATCCACTGTGGGTTCTGGTGTTGGTTCTGGTGTAGGCTCAGGCGTGGGTTCAAGAGTTGGCTCTGGTGTTGGTTCGGGAGTTGGCTCTGGAGTAGGCTCAGGCTCTGGTTCTGGCTCAGGTTCAACAGGAGTTAAGTCAATAACCGTTTGAGTCAGCACAGGGATTGCAGCTACTGCCTCGTTTAGCCTAGTCTCTGCAGTTTTTTGCTCAGACAGTGCATTGTCGTATGCGGTTTGTGCCTCTGATTCTTTTGCTAAGTTTTGATTTAGAATCTCTAACAAATCAGGATTACGGATTAAAGGAGCCTCAGCACCTGGAACTAGTTCAGTTGTGTAGTAGGTTTCCGTTACCATGTTGGTCACTTCTTCCCAGGTGGTAACTTCTTCCCAGACAACTACGTCTTCCCAAGTAGTGACTTCTTCGTAAGTTACTACAGTTTCCCAAGTAACAATCTCTTCATAGGTTGTTTCAGTAACTGTTGTTTCACCAAACCAACTTGGTGGGACAATAGTAAACGGGGTGTCGGCTGTTGAGTAGTATAGCCAGACGTTGGCTCCGCCACCGTTTTCGTAGTAGTACAAAGTAGTTGGGTAAAGAATGCCTGCTCTAATCCAAACAGGTTCGGAGATGCTGCCGCCGCCACCTTTGTCATACCAGTCATTGATTAGACTCATACCAGCGATGTCTAGCTTTACTCCGTCATCACCTGGAGCGTAAAAGCTGTACCATCCATCTACTGGAACCATGATGTTTCCCTCAAAAGCTACAAGGACATCTTCGTACCGCCCAGAGTTAAGAATTTGGCCTCCACCCCATTGGTAGTCAATGTTTGGAACATTCTCAGTAGATACTGGCGTCTCGTTTGCAGTAGGCAAAGGCGGAGCATTGTTATAGCCGAGACGATTGTACGACTTGGCAGTAAGTCCTCCAGGAACCACTGTGGTAATGGTGTTCTCAACTATAGTGGTATGTGGAACATGAGTTACTACTTCTACAGTTTCAGTGTGACTCACCGTTTCAATACGAGAAACTAACTCTGTTTTCGGCACTAGCTCAGTCTTTGGAACCAAACGAGTGTGCTCTACCTCTTGAGTTGGGTGAACCCAAGTAGGGTCTGAGATTAGATTTGTATCGTAGTTTTCTTGAGCAGTTGTCGTTTCTTGTTGAGCTAGCTGTAACGCAACCCTAGTATCCTCTACTGTCAAATCGACAGATTGTTTGTGTTGGGTAGCATCAATTACCTCTTGTTCTCCTAGAGCAAGAGCTTCCTGTGCCTCTTCATATGTTTGGGCGTACGCTGATGTTTCAGATAGTAGCGGGAAAAAAGCTACGAATGTTATTCCGATTGATGCTGCGAGTTTACGCAGTTTGTTCAATCGTCTCCTTAATATGCGGCAGTGCCGCCTACGCTCAGACCAGGTTGGATTCCGTCAGCCATTCCAGCTTCCATAGCCACAATTTCTGAGCCTGCTTGGGGGTTCTGTAATGCACTCAAGTTAGAACCTGGCTGCAAAGTACGTGGGTCATAGTTTGTCATACCACCAATAACGGATGGGTAGCCTTGCCAGTACCAACCCAGTCCCTGGCCACCGTATGTAGTACCACTGGTTGCTGCTCCGTTACCCTGAAGATTTTGGCCAAACGTCCCACGAGGACCACCAAACATTCCAGTGGTTTTGTTCTGTAGTTTACGTTCTTGCTGCATTACTGATGTCCCGTGTTTTCTGCTGTACTTGCATCAGCCGTTTTGTTAGGATGTTTTCCCTCAAAGAAAATGTCTTGGTCTGGGTCACCCTCAAACTTGTGCGTTTGCTTAATAGCAATTCCTTTGTCGCCCATGGAAGATTCCTGAGCAGCGCTTCTGCAATCGTAGGCCATTAGGACTCCTTTAGTAATCTTGTTCAAGTATGACAAAAGGCCTACGCTTTTTCAGCGTAAGCCTTTTGCCTTTTACCAGTTCACACGAATAAACGTTGCGTCACTGTGTTTAAAAGAGGGGTCGTCCAGACTGATAACTTCTGTAGATGTTCCTGGGCGGAACCCTGCGTGAATTACCTTGCCGTTACCGATGTAAATAGATGCGTGGTAGTAAGACGAGGAGCCTTTATAACTCCATACCACAATGTCACCAACTAGTGGGGTTTGCACCTGGTGCCCGATGTTTCCTTGCTTATTAGCGGAGTGGGGCACTTCTATACCCAACTGCTCGTAAAACCATACGACGAGACCTGAGCAGTCCCATCCTGATGGTGTAGAGCCTGAGAATACGTACCAGGTTTTACCTACACGGCTATTCAGTTGGGCGGTTACTGTATTTAATTGTTCCTTCTTGGAGTTCTTTACGGCGTCTGCCACAATGTCATCCAAGAAGGTTGACTCTTCCACTCGAGTCTGAGTTATGGCTACTGCACTAGCCTTTGGGTCTGCTGTAGCACTGCTGCTACAACTTGTCATTACTAGTGCGATAGCACCGATTGCAATGAACCTCTTCATTTAGCGACCTACCTTTCCTTGCGTTAGTACTTGGTCGTTTATTGTCAAAGTGTTGCTCACTATTAAGTTATAAAGAAAACCCTACCATAATAGGTAGGGCTTCTCTAGTTGCTAACTTCTTCTTTTTTCTTTTTTTGTTTTGCCTTGTATTCAGCAGCAAGATTGGTAATTGTTTGGTTTTTACTGTGAACTGTCTTTATTTGTTCAAGTCTAAAACTTCTGATAGACTCCATACCTTTAGGCCCACCCCACACGTCTACCCACTGAGCAGCACCTGTGTCAACATACTTAATAAACCTAAAACGACCTCTATGACCAGAAATCTTAAGTTCAGTTCCTGGGCTAACAAACCTATTGTTAACTTGCATCTCTGTAGTTACTGTCCAATCAGAGTTTGGCCTAATTGCTGGAGGAACGCTTTTCTTACGTCTCATTATCTGTCTGAACCCCAACCAGAGCCTTTAAAAGAAACGGCACCAACTCCAGGAAGCTTTTTCAATCCTACATTGCAATTGTCGCAAGTTAGCTGTGGCTCATCCATCATCGGGTGGTCTA